CAATGACCAGTTGTCTACTCTGGAAGAAATCTAAATGCATGCACATATTTATCAACTGTATCCAATATGCTCCCACAACAGAACCCTCTTTCCTCAGATACTCTTGACCTTGAGACCAGCACCTAAGAGCAGATAGATATGGATCAAACTCATGACTATAGTCTATGAATGTCATCCTACTCTTAGCATCAGGATTATAAATTCCAAATGCTGTCATGAATATTGAATTGAACTCACAGAGAAATCTGGAAAACACACTTTTGTTCATGTTTCGGACAAACCCAAATAATGACATTACCTTTTTGTGTATCATTAAGAGTCTTCTGCACATTTCAGTGTGACTATCTGGTTGTGAATCCCAGTCCAACACGTCTATTACAGTGTTCTTTACCTCAGTTTGCTCAGAATCAGAAGGTAAATCATACTTCGCCATTCTAACACTATCATCTGATGTCACAAAGGAACAGATTTCTAGATTCACAGACTTACACATATGTTCAGCTATATAGTTGCTAGCCCTTATGCAGTCAGAATGTCCTACAGATGATGTGCAACCTCCTAAGCCCTGTCCCATACCATCTTCAAAAAATAAAAATTGTCTTGAAAAGTTGCCATCCTCTTCTGGTATGTTTGACATCATAGTCCTAGATTTTGAAGACACATTTGAGTTACCGTAGTCCACACCCTCCAATATTGGCTTATTGTCTTTTGTGGATGAATACAGATTGTCAGGGAATTTAAACACCTTGTTTGAGAAGCATTTGAAACAAGATCTTATCATTTTCTGCTGATTGCTGCCCATTTCCATTTTGAAACATGTGTAGGTGTATAAGTCTGGAGCTTGCTGACTTGGACCCCATTTGCTACAATCTGCATTATCAAAAACGTGATCTTTACTCTTTAGTGTGTTCTTCCATGATTTTTCCACAATAGACTCTTTCTCTGGGTGCTCTATCAGATTTGTGTAATCATCATGTTTGTATTCCTCTTTTTTTATAGCCCTGGCCATGTCTTCAAATATCACACAGCAGATTCGACCAAATGCATTTAAGACTGCGATTTCTCTTGGCCCTATTTGATCCTTATGAACCATTTTACATACAATGGTCATACCTTTACAAAGTCCATATGCATAAATAGGCCAGAGTGTGTCAGACATTTTAGCCAAGGTTTCAACATCTATATCAGACACTGATCTAGTCATTTTGTCATATTCTGTAGGATTAAATTTAGACCTGAGAATGTCCTCTGTGACTGGCTTTCTGTCCATCCATTTGTAAGCTTTTTCTGCCAGGTCCATGATTGTTATGAAACATCTTGAGTTCTGTGTTCTTCCAACCGTCACTTTCTTTCTTTTGCCTGTGTTTGGACCTTTCTTTTCAGTTATCTGTATAGACTCTTTCTTGTAGGGGGTTGATCCAAATGAACAGTTGTCAGCAACAGAGCCTCTATTGTTCATTGTGCTCCTTACACTAGATTCACTGATCACATAGTCCAATTCATAAAGTTTGCTAACCAGATGACGTATGGTATCGTCTTCCCTAAACTCCAGGCTTGACTTTTCAGACAAAGATAGCACAGAAAGACATTGGCAATAAAGCATGCTTATATAACATGAATTAAAAATGCCTGCATGTCTATGTTTGAAAATGGTGTGCTCAACAAATGACTTATAAGTGACATGCCCCCCTTCCATCAGACAATCATCCACAGGTTTTAGGGAAGTACTTGACTTGTCCTGAAATAGGTCAGCTAATTGAGTGTCTATGTCTCTTGTAATGTCCAGTTGAAACTTGATGTCGTAATTGGTTTTTAGATGTAACTCAACCTGTTCATGACTTAGTCCCTCTACTTCACTCAACACAGCCATGGTATCTGCCAACTTCCTTCTCCTAGAATCAGAGTATTTTTTCCTCATATTAATTTGCTTTATCAGGACCCTAGCCTCTGAAACAGTTTTATTCTCTCTGAAGACTGTTAGTAGCTTAGAGACATAAAAAGAATTGTACACATGTTGTTCTCTGAGAATGCATGTGCTTTCGTGAGGGAACGCTGCTATACACTCCTGTGTGCTTAAATTGATGGTTTTTGAATTAAACTCTGTCAGCTCTTTAGAGACCATCGTGTAAATGTATTTTTTGCATTGATTTGCCTCCATATACTGTATCATGGTGATCATCTTGTTCATCCTCATCATGTAAAGCTTCTCAAAATGACATGTTGGTTTGTAACCATCTCCATAAGCTTTGTCAAACAATTCAGTGCAACCATTTGAGAATCCAGTTGAATTGACATACAAGTATCTTATGGACTCTGATGTTTCTGAAAACCGGGTGTTGTTGTGAAACAGACATACCAAGGGCATGGTGGTATCTTTTATTAAGTGTTTGTGTATTTTGCTATTTTTCATCGTCATTCTTGTTTCTATTTCCATTGAGACCCAAGATGTGGCCCTACTTGATAAAGTGCAATCCCAATCTAAATCTGCAGGGGACATGTTGGAAACTTGTGTGACATTCATCTTGTGAGGTCTACAAAAGTGCTCTGGTGTCTGAACAAAATCACCCACACAATAATAAGTCATGTCAGTTAAGTTGCCCATGGTTGATGATAGGTTACTGAGAACCACCATATTCCTATTTGACACATTTGAGATCTTGATCATACATGTCTTCTTCTTGAATCCATGTGAGCCGGTTTTGCCTTCAACTGTCTTATGAAATTTTAATGTGAGAGAAAGAGCCTTTGCTATTTCATTCTTCTGGCATATCAAGTCAAAAAGTCTAGACTTTAAAAAAGAGTCAGAACAGCTAGCAACCATATTGGAACAAAACTCCACTTCACTGCAATTTGAATTTTCACTATGCATTCTGTTGAGATTATTAAGCAAAATTAAGTTTTGTATATATTCAGTGTTGCCATTGTAATTTCTTTCATTCCAACCGCAAAGCTCTGTGAATTTTCTTTCAATGTCTGAATATTTCATTGGCTGGCTCTCTGCTGTCTTGTGGTATGGCAAATCCCGTCCCTTCCCATAAGAGAATGAGAATAGAGAGGAAAACTCACTATCTGTGAAATCTATTAGGTACACAGTAGAGTCAGGGTCACCAACCAGAGATGCTGTGACTTTTGTATCTAGATCTTCACCATTACAATTTAAAATGGCTTTTGATATGGGATCTAAGTGTGTTCCAGGCAAAGCTAAAAGGTTCTTTAAAATTTCTATGGGATCTTTGGTGATGGAGATTGATTCACATAAAGGAATGGAAGTTGTGCATGTTGTGGAGCATTCATTCATGTCTGTGAAATAATCAAATGAGTATAATCCTTTGGAGTCCATATCTGTAGACAGAAGCTTTTCAAAGTGTAGTGCTGAATCCACATCATTATTGCCAAGGCTTTTAACACACTCATCTAGATCGAAATGTGACTCAAATTTATTTAAACTTGTTATCTCTCCTGTCTTCTTTTCAGCTTTAAACACATTCACCACAGGTTCAAGTAGATCTTTCACATCTGAAACAGTCAATTCTTTTATTGCATTAATGTGATCATCCATTATGTCAAAATCATGTTCGAAATGCCTGGATTTTACAGAAGGGAAGGTTATGTTAGTCTCAAACCCTACAGGTGATTGTTTTGTTGAAAGAACCTTATGAGTACAGTGCTGCACCAAAAAGGTAGAAAGAGTTTTCAACTTTGGAGCATGAGTATACTCAATGAGCCCATAGTAGTCATTCATATCATTCCTAATTTTTGTTGGGTACCAGACGTCTATGGCAACAAGCTCATCACCTAAAATTGCAAGTATATCAATATCAGAAACCAGCCTTATTCCTCTGCTGTCTGTTCCTTCATACAGTAAAATGGTTCCGCCAATGTCGATTATGTGTGAACACATCTCCAATGATCCAATTTGATGTATGGAAACACTGTTAGAATTGGTTAACAGATCTATCTTTGACATATACTGACCCCATTTCAAGGAAAATTTCGACACCTTCTCTAAATCAACTTCTCCTGATAAGCTCACATATTCTTCGAGCAATGTCTTAAAGAAACCGGCGGTAAACTTTGAGTTTTTTATATCATTAATGAGATTCTGCTCAGTCTCTTGTATATCACTTTCCATTGCAACCGGG